AAATCCCAAAATTCACTATATGTCCAAGTCTTTGAGAATAGGATCTCTGCTGTTTCTTTTCTTGAATAGATATGTGAACGATTGATTTTCTTTGGTCTTTTAAATTCATTCTCTTGTATACGAATCGCAGCTGCTTCAGTAATACCAATCACCGGCCAACCATATTCTTTTAACATTCCAGTTAATGCAAGTAACATACCTTGCTGTGTTCTCAATGGAATTCCTTCGATTTCCTGAATAGAACGAAAGCCTTTGTAAATAGTTCTTTTTAATTCTTCAGGTATATCTGCTGCGTATGGATTCATAATTTAATTGCCAATAATAAAAGTATTGCCGTTAATAATATGTTTGTGAAAAAGATACCTATTGCTAATATTGTATGGTACCAAATCCATCTTGTCTTATATGCGTTTTCAATTGTTAGTTCTTGGGGGTCAACATCGTCCTTCATCATGTCTATGACAAGAGTTTCCTGTTGCTGAACCTCAGGCTTTCTCCAAAACTTTGTTAACCAATCCATTAATAATCTCCTGACTGAAACTTTAGAATATCAATCATATTCTTAATTACGAAGTTCCTGCTATGTATTGTTTTAATTATATCCTCGAGATAGTTTGCGTTGGCAGTATGAAAATCAACAGTAAGACTTAGTTTGATAATATCAGCATCGGCCTGAATATGCTTATCCAAATCATTACGAATTACTTTTCGTTGAAACGGTTTCCAACCTTTCTCTCTTAGTGTTAGTTCATCCATGGATCCATCGTAGTAATTACGTTTGTCCATCTCAAGATCTTTGTATTCTGCTTTAAGCTTTTTCACTCGAAGGACTTCCCTATAATACAAGTTATAATACTTGCTATGCAATTCAGGGATTCTTTTACTTTCGCCGACTAGATTAGTTTCATCTATTGGTGAGTCTTTTGCCCAAAGGCTTGCTATATCATTTGTGTCCATAATTTATTATCTCAAAACTTTTAATTCATATCTATTATAACAAACTTTGAGCTAAATGTCAATAGCCAATATAGTATTTTGTTCTCCTACACCACGCTGAGCAACTCTATAACCAAGCTCGACATATAACTCTATTGTCTCATTAACAACTTCTGCTGGTGTTAATATGTTGGTCTCAAATTCAATCGTCTGTGGATAGTTTTCTTTTAACCTGTCTTTTAGGAAAGGAATGAATGATTGTAAGATATAAGAATCTCCACCTTCAGTATCTAATTTTAATGTTTTAAGTTGTTCAACATTATGATGCTCAAAGATATCACGTAAAGGTATTACATCAACTTCAATTGTTTCAACGAACTCTTGAAGATTTCTTACTTTGTGTTGATAGTGATAGTCACCCATAGAATTACAACCACGAATCCAATGTGGAATGCCTTGTCTTATAATTGTTTCATGGGGTATATAGTATACTTTATCTCGACCCGGCTTCCCATCAAAAGAAACTGCGCAATTGAGTTTCTCAACATTCTCTTTGTTTGGAAGGCGATCTAAATAATACTGTATTGGTTCAATAGATAAACCAACTGTTTCGTCTCGAGCGTTTTGGATATGTGTTTCAAAATCAGAAGTTCCTACTTCAATAAAATCATAATTCATAATAAAGTTTATCCTATAATTGTTCCATTGTAAAAATATCGTATCTCATTGTGACTGAACAAGTGGCGTAAGAAACGTCTTGAACATTTACATCGAGTTCAACTGATCCTAATCCTGTAGGAAAACAGTCTCTAAATATAAATCTTGTGTTTGGGTTCTTGTGGGAGTTTGTGATGGTTGCGATAATGTCAGATTTAAAACCGTACTTTGATAGCTCCAATTGTTTATTTTGATTAGTAGATGTAGATCCACTAATACCTTCTAACCAATCAAGTATCTCTTTATAGTTATTCATATTCTCATCGATGATAAACGTCATCTCTAAATCAGCATAAGTCAATTTATCGTTGATGTCATATAGTACATTGAGCGGAGTATCTCGCGCAGACGGTGTTGCTGATAAACTTGGGATAGAAAGTTTCTGCACAAAGAACTCAATGTTAGGTATGCGCTGAACATTAACCGTGAAGTTTGTCGGTGATAAGTAGTTGTTAATAATTTCTGCCATCTCAATTCCTATAAATAACTGTATTGGTATATACTATTTATTTATCTGTTTGGAATTAGTTATGGAATTAAACAATCACTTCGATTACGCCGGTATGACACCGGAAGAAATCGGCACAATGTGGCATCAGATCTACAAGCAATATGATTACGATTGGTGGTATGAAATACAACCATCCGACGTAGTTTTAGACATCGGTGCTGGAAACGGTATGTTTGCCAAGAAAGCATTAGAAGCTGGTGCAAGTAAACTTTATATGGTTGAACCTAATCGTAGAATCCTACGAGCAGCTATACACAACTGTTCAGATCATATGATTGACATCCCTCCTTATAGTAGAGTATATCCTATATGCGCAACGATAGGAAAAGATATTGATTCATCGGGCATGTATCAGAATCCATTATATCGAGCAGAATCTGAACCACAAGTTTTAAATCTACAAGAACTCATAAAGGGATTTGAGATTCCTATTATAGATTACTTACGAGTAGATGCAATTGGTGCTGAATGTAATATATTGAATAAAGATCTGTTATGGTTATTTACTGGTCACGTAAAATTTGCAGCAGTAAGAGTTACTTTAGGTAATAGATATAATTCGCACAAAGTATTTGAACGGTGGAGAGATTCGTTTTTAGTTGAAGTAAAAGATAAGTTACTTTTTAAAGATACGGCGTTAGGTGAGAACCTATGGGCTGATGATTGGAAAGAAAAGGTACCTTATACGTTTATGCTCTATATTAAGAATTGGTAATAAACAACATAAAGGAACTCCAATCTTTAAAGTTTCCTTCGTTTAGAAAATCATCGTTATAGGCTTTCTCTCTGTCCTCGTGTTCAAGGAACCGTACTTGATTAACATCGAACTGTCTGAGTAATCCATCACGGAACTTTTGCCACTGCTTAACACAACCACTATATGCGTTCATATGAAACTCTACGGCAATATGTTTTACATTGTTTTTGAGATAAGGAATATTCATTTCTGTAAAGATACCATATTCACCACCTTCACAATCAATTTTTAAATAATCAATATGTGGTATATCGTAATCAACGACAAGATCCAAGAATGACATCTTTCTGTAATCTTTATGTTCTGAGAATACATTTGCGAAATGATTTGCGGTTGAACCAATACCTGCTTCGATAGGCAAGACAGGAACCTTACCATGATCAATAAAGTAGTCTGATATATTTCGTATTAGAGTTTTGAGATGAGGCCGCGAAGGTTCGACAGCAATGATCCTGCCAGCGTTGCGATCAAGAGCATGACAAACAAAGAACCCAACACAAGCACCAATATCAACAACGATATCACCTGGCTCAACATCACGCCACCACTGGTAATCTTTTCTATAAAAGAACTCATGATATAATGTTTGGACATCTGTTAAGGGTAGTCCTTCGGTAAGTAAATTTAAGTTTAAGTTTTTCTGTTCCATGATCTACCAATTGTGTACCACGTTGCTCATAATAAAAAAGCATGTTAAAAAGTTTACACCAATAATAACCGTTCTTACAATAGCAACATAGTTATCGTATGGTTCTGTTTTATCGTCGGAAAATCCACCTAAGGAGTATTTCCATATATTCCATATCTTGTTCAATTATTTATTCCCCTTCGAACAAATCTACGGTCGTATAATCTTCAAGCATATTGCGAGCATACTTTGCCATTTGTTCTAATTTAATTACTGTTGCTTCAACCTCGGCAAAATCCATTGGCCTAATCTTATCATTAATAGTATAACCTTCAAAGTGGTTTTCTACTAATGTTTCAAAGTCAAATGTTGTTTCTACGACAGGTTCACAACCTTCTCCAACATAAACACAAACTCCAACACCATCTTCATCTATCCAAGCGCTTGTGTCGAGTTCTAC